TGGCTGGCCTGGTGCGAGTGGCGCCTGGAAGTGTTTGCCACGCACGGCAAAATCTACGAGGCAAGCGCAGAGCAGATGTTCAAGCTGCCGCCCGGGTCGGTGGGCAAGAAGTCACCCTACCGGCAGAAGGGCAAGATTTCCGAGCTGGCCTTGGGTTACCAGGGCGGCGCCGGTGCGCTGAAGACCATGGGCGCTTTGGCCATGGGCCTGACCGAGGAAGAGCTGGACCCCATCAAGGTGGCGTGGCGCGAGGCCAACCCCGAGATTGCCAGCTTCGACTCACGCAAGCCAGGGCTGTGGTTGAAATGCGACAACGCTGCGAAGAAGGCTGTACAGACACGCGCGGACGTGGTAGTGCCTATCGCTGATGGCCGCGCTGAGATTGTATTCGCGTGTGAGTCTGGCTTCCTGACGGTGCGGCTGCCTTCTGGGCGCAAGCTGTTCTATGTGAAGCCGCGCATCGAAGGCGAGGACCTCTACCGCGAGACCAGCGCCGGTGGCCGCTTCATGGTGGCACGCGCCGGGTCGCTGACATACGAAGGCCTGGACCAGAAGACCAAACAGTGGACCAGGCTCAGCACATACGGCGGTAAGCTGGTGGAGAACATCACCCAGGCCATTGCGCGCGACTGCCTGCGCGAGGCCATGCTTGCCTTGGACAAGGCGGGCCATGAGCAGCTCTTCACTGTGCACGATGAAATCATTATTGAAGCGCACAACGACGGTGACCTGGCCAAGGTGGAAGGCATCATGGGCCAGGCTATACCCTGGGCGCCAGGCCTGCTGCTGCGCGCCGACGGATTTGAAACCCCCTACTACATGAAGGAAATAGACTGATGAAAGCAGACGAAACGCAAGTGGGCGGCGCCCACTACAAGGACATGCCGATGCAACCATGGGCCGTAATGGAAGCCGTGTTGACCCCGGAAGAGTTCCGTGGGTTCCTCAAAGGCAACGTGATCAAGTACGCCATGCGCGCGGGCCACAAGCCCGGCAGCGACGACGGCGGCAAGGCCCTGCACTACAAACAAAAACTGGAGGAAATCAACACATGAGCTACATCATCGCATCCCTGCCGCCACTCAAGTGCTTTGTGCGGCGCGAATACCTTTACAACCACACCAAGGGCCACGGCGAACTGGAGCCAGCAATTTGGGTAAGCATCAAAGCCCTGCGGGGGCAAGTGTTTCGCATCGAGTCACTGCTGCCCAACTACGGCGCGCTGTACGACAAGCTGCCCATCAGTGCTTATGTCTGGACCGAGACCCACGGCGATCTGCCCATCGACACCCTGCAACTGTGGGACTGCATGGGCTACCGGTTTACGGTCTGCGAGAAGATTGCATTGCGCAATTTGGGGGTGAAGTTCTTGGGCAAGGACAAGGAGTGGCACCACGGGCGCTACCTGTTTACGGTGGACTTCTGCGCCGATGGCATGGACGTTGACACGGGTTTCACTGAGCAAGCCGAGGAGCACAAGAGCTTCAACTTCATCCGACTTGAGAATGGCCAGTTTGCCACGCAGCCCAACAACCGCTGCCTGTGGTACGACCAAAGCCTGGTCCCTGCTGAGGTCAAGTTCCCCGACTTCCAAGCAGCCAAAGAGTTTTACACTGTCGACGGCACGCGCAAATGGTCGGCAGGAGACGACTGGTTTTACACCATCGAGCGCACGGAAACTACGCCATGAAAGCCACTCTTGAATTTACCCTGCCCGATGAGCACGGGGAATGCATGCGCGCAGTCCATGCAGGCCAGGCCTGGGGCGCGTTAACCGAGGTGTCTTACTTGCTGCGAAACCACTTCAAACACGGCGTCGATGCGGAAGAAACACTGAGGCGTATCCAAGAAGAAATCAACGACGTTCAGGAGGCAATGTGGCAATGAAACTTTACAACGTGCCAAGAAATAGCATCATCGTGCTAAGCAATGGATTAGAGCTTAAATTCCACCACATTGATGGTATGTACAGTGTGTGTACAGACGAGGCTGGCGACATCTATCACATTTCTGCGTCTGAAGAAGTCGAGGTAAAAACCGAATGAGCGCATCCAGTCACCCAAAAATTAGAGACCTACTGCGCCGACACCCGGACGGACTTACCACGGTGGTAATTGCCGGGAAGACCGGCATCAAACGCGACACCGTCCAGAACGCTTTGGTCAACATGCCGGACACCTACGTTGACCGGTGGGAGCTGGTCTACCATGAGCCGCCTCACGCCGTCTGGATAGCCGTGGTGCCGCCTGAAAATTGTCCTAAACCCAACTAAAAGCAGGGGTTCACTTCTACTTCTTGGCAATTTTGGGGTGTCGCAAAAGCTGTGTAAGATGTTTTTGCAGCACCCCCGCTGCGCTTAATTTTTGGAGAACACCATGCTTTTTACCGTAACAGTTGACTTGGTTGATAACGGCCATTTTGAGTTTTCTACCACTTCGTTTTTAAAGCTAATAGAAATTTCCCAAATGCTTGGCGATCTAAATGCGGTTGATGAAGACGAAGACTTTGGCGATGACATCTCTGAAGAAATTAGTCAGCATTTTGAAGACGACGAAGAGTACGTCTATGACGAAGACGCCGGTTGCTTCTGCTGGTATGACGAAGAGCATGACGCCTGGTACTGGCTGGACCAAGAGACCGGTGAGTGGCTGTTGGTAGAAGACGAATCGGAAGATGAATCGGAAGACGAATCGTAATCCGTATGCTGCTATAAGGACAAAGTATTGATATTTGTATTAAGTTATCGGTACTTTGTTCTTTAAAGGGCACATACGTCAATAATTTCTCCACGAAATTCTACTTTGCCCTCGGACCATTTGTGGACTAATTCAGGCCAGAGCAACTGCCCATCGGCCAGTGTCAGCACAGCAAAACCAGACCTGTGGTTCTGCGGGTTTTCTTCCGAGTAGTCAAACTGTGGGCCGTTGATTTCTGCCAGGGTGCCCGTATCTACGCCGAAACGGTTGCCGTTGTAGTCTGCGTAGGGCGTGACCTTTAGGCTGTGCAGATGGCCCGTCACAATTGTTTTACCAGCCCCCACCGTGTTGTTGTGCGTTGCGTGAACGCCGCCTTTAAAACGATGCTTAACCACCACGTCATCTGTCACCCAGGTCGACATGCAAAAAGACCACTCTGGGAAATGGTCTGATAATTTAAAGCCTGGGGTTTGCACGTATTGTGGTGCATTAGCCGCCAAACGCATCTCGTATCGAGCATCGTGATTGCCCATGGTAAACATGAGCTTCACATGTGGACGGGCTTTTTTTGCGGCTGCTGCAATTTCGCCCAGCATTTCCTTGCAAGCATTCAGCTCGTCGATCACGCTTGGGGTGTGAGTCCAGCCCAGAGGTGGATGGCGAGAGATAGATGCACCGTCAAAAGCATCACCATTGCAAATAACTGCTTTCGGCTGTAGCTTTTCAATTGCCCACAGTAGGCCCTGAAAAGCAGTAGTCCGTATCCCAGGCCAGAAATGAGCGTCAGAAAAAACAATAACAGTTCCATTCTCAATCCCCAATTCTGATTTGGGCCGTACTGGAGATGACGTAAAGGATTCCTTGTAAGTTGCAAGGATCAGGTTGTGTCTGCGCTGTACGTCATTTCTACGACGATAAACTAAACGCTCTGCCATGCCTGTGGCCTTCGACATTTTTGCTGGTGAATTATGTTTTTTCCAAAGCTCAATAAACTCTTCATCTGTTAGCAAAGATTGCATGGCAGTCCTTAGTTTTTAGAACCCAAAGAACATAACATGCTTTTATTACGCTAACATGGTTTGTGTTACACCTAGTCTTTTTCTTCACCCTCGACCGTGAGGCCTTCGCGCAAAAACTGTTTCTTCTGGCGCAGTTTTTCGCGTTCCCGCTCGGCGCCTTCCGGCGTGATTGCGCCTTTGTTTTCCAGTCGGTTGAGCTTCTTGATCGAGGTCTCCAGGTCACGCATCATGGCCTTGGTTTGCGACTGCTGAATCTTCTCTGACGTGTCCAGGTCGATTGGCCGGGCCTTGATACCCACCGTCTGCATGGCCGCGTAGGCAGGCTGGATCGGCAAGCCATCAGAGCCAATGCCGGTGTACTCGGCCAGGCCCACATTCACCGGCTGGCCGGTGACGTTGGCAATCACGTTCATGGCCCGCTCAAAGTGAGTGTTGCCAAAAGCAATCGCGGGCGTGACCTGCTTCCACATCCACATCGCGCGTTTCTGCGCGGCTTCGGCTGACGTGTCGCTCTTGTCGACGATGTCTTTGTTTCGGAACGTGTCCTTGTTGAAAAGCATGGCCGCTGCCGTGGTCAGGACAGGGTTATTTGGCGTGATCGGCGCCAGCAGGGGGATACCCCCCGCGTTGTTATGCGCGTCGAACAGATCGCCTCCTGGGAAGATTCGGCTCACGTCCAAGAACACTGGCAAATGGGTCAGGTCGTCCATGCCCAGGCGGATCGTCTTCTCCGTACCCAGCGACAGGCTTGCGCCCTTGTTCCATTCGGGCAAGTTCTTGCGCTCTTGCTGCTCCATGTCCTTGGCGCGCTGACGAAACTCGGGGTCGGTCATGTAGCGGCGGATTACGGTCCACCAGTCCTCGTCATCACCACCGCCCAGGCTGGCAGCCATCGCGTACATGGCGGCGTTGGCCACGTAGATTGCTACCGCTGGCGCAGCGTAGCGGGCCGGGTGCTCAAGCGCCGTGTTGGCCAACGCTGGGATCGCCTTGAACGTGTAGCTGAAGAACGGCAGGCCCACAGGCATGTCGCGGATGACCCGGGCTGTCTTGGGCAGGTCGTCGTATGTGAAGATGTACTTCTGTGCGTAGTCGACCGAATCGTCCACGCCCAGGCCACGGTTGCGGGCGTCGCGGTAGATGAGGTAGCGGAAGAAAGTGTCCTCGGCGTCGTAGGCTTTGCCCATGGGCTTGCGCAGGAACAAGGACAGCGTGTTCCAGACCCGGTCCACGTTGCGGCCTATGGCCGACTCGGTGATCTGGGCCATGGCTTTGAGTTCTTCAGGCATGACCGCCAGGAAATCTTCGCGGTTGAAGGTTCCCCCAAACAGGCCAGCCTCTTTTGCCTCGTCCACCATGGCGCCGCCCTTGACCAGGTCGCGCGTGGCGCCGATGTACTTGTGCGCGTCCCAGTAGGACACGCCAGCAAAGTGGGCCATGGTCAGGTTGGACAGCACGTTGTTTGCGTGGGCCACTGGGTTGAGAACCGTCTTGCCCTCTTTCCACATCGACAGACCCTTGAGATACATCTTGGTCAGGTCGTTCTGCATGGACGTGTCGAACAGGCTGAGCTGGTCAAGCACTTCTTTGGGCACCCACTTGTTGGCCAGCTTGCCGTAGCGCGGGACGAAGGTGTCTTCGACCTTGGTGTCCGGCACCTTGACGTAGCCTGGCTGCTCTGTGCGGCTGCCCACGGTGGTGGCCAGGCTCTCGTACAAACGGCCCAGGGAAATGTCCCGCTGGCTCTTGTTGTAGCCCATCACGAAGCGGAACATGGCGTCGCGAATCTCGCCCTTGTCGTCCCGCTCCTTGCGGGTGTAGTCGCGCCACACTGTAATCTCGGTGTCGACTGCTGGGTCAAAATCGGGATCGCGTTTCTCCCAGCCCTCGGCTTCCCAGTCTGCCAGGTCGTCGACCGGCACGTTCTGGAACATGCCGCGCGCCTTGAGGCTGTTGCCGGTGATGCCCTGCATGGTGCGCTTGCGCCCCAGCACGCCCTTGGCTGCCTTCATCCAGGCTTTGGTTTCCTCGCCCAGCTTCTGTTCGTAGAAGCGCGGCAGGTACTTGCCGTCCCACCGGCCAGCGGCCTCGGGCGACAACATGCCCAGGCTCACCAGCTCTGCCGTCTGTTCGGACATGATCGACTGCATAGACGCGGCCAGGTCGAGGATGTGCTGAGGCGGCTTGGCGCCACGCTTGAGCTCGCCTTCGATAATGTCGCTGATCATCTCGCGCTCTTGCTTGGGCAGGTCCTTGAGATTCTTGGCTACGTCGACTGTCAGGTTCTGCGCCTTCTCGATTTCCATTTTCATCTTGCGCAGCGCGCGAGACAGCTCGGGCGTGACTGGCGCCAGGTTAACCTTGGCCAGCACCGTGTTGGCCACGTCGGCTGCGTAGCGGTAGGCCTTGGCACCGGCACCAAAACGGAAGCGGCCCAGCTCGTCTCGGCTGAATATCCAGCCCTCGGTTTCCCTGCCTACTGGCTGGCGCTGGCTGAACATGATCGGCGCGCCGGTCACGTCGGTGTCCTCGCCAAACTTGACGTTCTTGGCCAGGACCAGGGGGCCGATCTGGATCACCTCGTCTGCGCTGAGCACGGGCCGCATGCTGTCGCGGTCGTAGAAGTAGCTGTGGCGGAACGGGTCCATGCCGACCTGGGTCCAGGCCGGGTCGTTCAGCGCGGCGTCGGCGCGAGCCTTGGCGTCCGCCTTGCTGATCGGCGCCCACTTGCCAAGCATGGTGGCAATGGTGCCCTTGGACGTGCCCATAGCGATCCTTGCGGCCATATTCTGTTTCACGCCAAAAGTGACGTTGGTCAGCGCAGCCACCGATTCATACCCCACCACCTGGCCAGCGTCGTATGCGGCCTCGACTGCGCGGTTGGTTGACTTAGGTGTATGCACGCTGACCACCCAAGCGTTGTGTTCCTGGTAGGACGGGATGTCCAGGCGAAGCTGCGCCCAGTCGCCGAGCTTGAGGGTCATGGTTGGCACGCCATACTTGGCTGCCTTCGCTGCGCTCTGGCCACGGCCATTGGCCAGGGCGTAGCGGGCGTCTTTGGGCGTCGTAACAGCAGGCACCTGGGCGTAGGGGTACACCGGGCGCAGATCGTCCACCATCCGGTTGTATTCATCGCGGGTGATCTTGCCTTCTTGCAGGTCGCTTATAGCCTGCTGGAGTTCTTCAGTTCGTTTGAATCGTTCGGCACTGGTGCCCTCAATTCGACTAGCCGACGCATTCTTCTGCTCTGCCCTGCTTGGCGGCTCGACTTTGCGGGCAACAATACCCAGACCAACATTGCGCTCAGTTGCGTAACGGACTGGATTTTCCAAGGGGTACATGTACTTGACTTGGCCAGGAGCAATGTCAAACTTGGAGCCTTTAGGCACCAGGGTTTGATCGCGGTACTGGTCAAATTGCTTTTGGGTAGATACCCGGATCGGTTCACCAATAGTCACCGCACCAATTGCTTTGGCTGGGCCGTCACCTGTGCGCACAATCGACACCCGTTTTCCGACGTATGGCCGGAGCGAGTCAGACGCCCTAGTCTCAAGTGTCTTTTCCCCGTCAACTATTTTGTCAGCGTACCGGTTTTCTCCGTCCTGGTTGACGTTGATACCAGTGCTTTCAGATATAATGGGGCCGTTAGTTGATAGATCGGAGGTTTTTATGTTATCAGCCTGGATTGATTCAGACGGTTCAGACGCCGCCTTTGTCTTCGACGACGGCTTCTCTGCCGTCCGTTCAGTCAACGGCGATTGGGTTTCGCCCAGCCCCTCGACCAACGTGCGGGACTTATCAGCAGACGGTTTTGTTTCCGCCTCCCCCGCAGAGGCAGCGGCCTTGTCCAAAGAAGCCCGGATGGCGGGCACTGAGTCACCGGTGCGGGCCAAGTAAGCGTCCCAAACACCCTGGTACAAGTCTCGGCTTTCTTGCTTTAACTGTTCCGCCTTGCCTGCTTCTTCCCGAGTCATCTTGGCCGGGTCAAGATTGCGAGCCTGCTCAAAAAGGGAATGGCCTTTTTCTTTCTTGGCCGTTTCTAGCTCTTTGACAGGCAAATAATACTCAATCAGTTGGCCGTTTGGCATGCGCAGGTCAAACGCCGCGATCCGCCAACCCCATTCTCCTGGCGCCAGCACTTTGTCGGTATCGCGTTTAATGATTTCAATGCCCGCGTCTTCCAGCATTCTGGCCACTTCCGGCAACTGGGTAACCGAATCAAGAATAGTTTTGAAGCGATAGCTGTCGCGGATGTGTTCGACTTCATGCCAAGGTTTCTTGGCCAGGATGGACGGGCGCGCTGCCTTTTGCAAAATTTTCTCAGGGGCCTTCACGTTGTCAGACGATTCGGTTCCCAAAGCTGCGTCAATTTTGGCCATCAGTTCTTTGACAATTGGCTTGTTTTCCCGGGTCAGTTGGACCAGGGTTTGCACCTTTTCTTGGGGCGTAG